CCTGCTCAAACAAATCCTGCGGCTAAACAACAGTAGCTGGTTCTGTACAATCCCAAGACAGCTTAGGCTAATCAGAAGAATCAGAACCACCAGAGATATATTGATCATAGACCGCACAGAATGATTCAACCTACACTTGAGTAAACCATGACAGCTTGGGAAGCATTTGCACTTGCAAAACACTTTCCAGGAAAGATTGACGTACCTTACGTGGCTGGTATGAACATTTCTCCACATCCGACCAGGACATTCAAAGTGACTCACAATGTCAACTAATGTTATGACCGTTCATCCTTATTATTCAAATCTTTAGGAACGTCTAACTACCTTGTGATACTTTGGTGCCCAGTAGCTACACACATATTTAACTATTCGTGGTCGGATAAACTATCAGGTTTGGTAATGCTGTAATCATCGAACCCCACAGACACTGTCTTTGGGAATATGTTCAACGATTCTGGCTATACTGAATCAATGACTAGTGTCTATGGAGATAATATGACCACCTTTGCAGATTCGGGATTCGTTTTTGCCGGACAAATTGACTCTTCTATAGAAGGACCTGAAATTTAAAAATCAGGAACCATATATAGGGGATGTATAACAATGGGAAACCTAGGAACCACCGTGACTATCAATGATCTTATTGAAATTTCTTAAAAGAATCGAGCAAACGACCGAAAATTGTTGTTGACTTCAGCTGTTGTCAATAGTAATATAGGATACGCTAGCAAACATTCTGCTTGGAACACTGCCAATAATCAACCACCTGATGGATTCGATGCGGAAATAGTGGACTTTGCCGTTATACACAGGCCGTTCGTCGGAATAGAATCTGGATTTAATAGTACGTATTCGCTAAACATGAATATCACAGGAAATATGTACTTTAGACCCAAACTGTAATCTGCACTATCGTATGGACTATTTTTAGACTAGTCTGGTAAATCTTACAAGGAAGGTATACCAAGAGACATTCCATACAACCCAACAAAAGTCTCCAGATGGACTGGATTGAAAGATGCTATCAAGAGGATTCTACCAAC